AATAAAGCTGATATGGAAAAGGCCATCACGCTTCTGGAGGAAGTTAAGGAAAGCATCATCAACGCTTACGAAACAAAATCCCATCTCAGCCGAAATAAAATCGCAAAGATGATGTCGGATGAAACCTGGCTCAATGCAAAAAAGGCGTATGACATGGGATTTGTGGATGGTATTCTATTTTCAGATAAGGATAAGAGTATCCCTGTTCCCCCAGAGGAAGAACCTGATGAAGATGAAGAGAAGGAAGATACCATCACAGAGACATACACCGCTATGCAGTATTCAGCCGGAAAGCCGATGCAGGCATTTCTGCAAAAGGTATCCGCTGTAGCACCTGCAGGCACACCGATTGACCAGCTCGATAAGAGACTGGCACTTCTCAAATACTAAGGAGGATTTTAACTATGGCTATGACAATTCAGGAACTCAGAGAAAAGAGAGCGAAGGCATGGGACACCGCACGTGACTTCCTCGACAGCAAACGCAATGCAAGCGGTGTACTTTCTGCAGAGGATTCTGCAACATATGATCAGCTTGAACAGACTGTGGTTGATCTCGGTAAGGAAATCCAGCGTCTTGAGAGACAGCAGTCCATTGAGGCTGAAATGAACAAGCCGACATCTTCTCCGATTCTCGGCACACCTGCATCTACCAAGGCAGATTTCAAGATTGGTACTGCATCCGATGTGTACAAGAAGGCTTTCTGGGATAATTTCAGAGGCAGAGGTTACGGCAGCATCCGTGATGACCTCCGTATCGGTGAAAACTCCGAGGGTGGTTATCTTTGTCCTGACGAGTACGAAAAGAAACTCATCGAGGCACTTCAGGAGGAGAACATTTTCCGCCGCCTTACAACCATCATTCGTACATCCTCTGGTGATCGCAAGATTCCTGTTGTAACTTCCAAGGGTGATGCGGTATGGATGGACGAGAACGAGCAGTTCACTCTCTCCGATGACACCTTCGGTCAGACAAGTATCGGTGCATACAAGCTCGGTACTGCAATCAAAGTTTCCGAGGAACTCCTCAACGATTCTGTATTTGACCTTCCTTCCTACATTGCTAAGGAATTTGCAAGAAGAATCGGTGCAAAAGAGGAAGAGGCATTCTTCGTTGGTGACGGTATCGGTAAGCCTACAGGTATTTTCAATGCCACAGGCGGTGCAGAGGATGGTGCAACAACAGCAGGTGCAGGCATCACATTTGATGATGTTATGGAACTCTTCTATTCTCTCCGCAGTCCTTACCGTTCAAAGGCTGTATGGGTTCTCAACGAAACTACAGTCAAGGCACTCCGTAAGCTGAAGGACAACACAGGAAACTATATCTGGCAGCCTTCTGTTACAGCAGGCGTTCCCGATATGATTCTCAACCGCCCTTATTACACCTCCACCTTCGTTCCTGAAATCGAGGCTGGCAATAAGGTCATGGCATTCGGGGATTTCAAGTATTACTGGATTGGTGCGACTTGTTCCTAATTGAAAAGATTAGGCACAGATATAAATATATTTGTGAACTGATACTTTGATGTGTGGAATGACAGGGTAACGTCTTGAAACGCACACTCTAATCTCCGACTGGCATTTCTGGGAAACTGGACTTGTCAGAAGCTCGGTGAAGTCGGCGAAAGCATACCGTAACAGCATAATATCTTGCTGTCGAAAGCGTTCCAGAGGTGGAATGTGTATGTGACACGCCGGGAGTCTATAAAATATCTATGGTGAGAATGTTCAATGATGGACTGACGAAACTGTGAATGTACGGGTCTAAAAGTAGATTTCATAGAAATGTGAAATTGCCTTAAATGGCAGTCAGTGCGGTTCAGTAAAAATCGATCCTCTGAAAGACCGTTCTGCATTACAGGTGCAGACAAGCTGACAGGCTCAGAGCAGACACCTACGGATATATGTAAAGATAAAAGTATTGGAACAAGGAAAAGTATGGGGTTGCAATGCAATATGCGGACGAAGAAAATAAGCCACAGAACCCATATTGAAAAGCGAAGCTCGAACCATTGAAGTGCTTGTAATGAGCATGGAGGAATGGGCTTTAGTCGAAATTGTTATTTTATTGCTATTCAGTCGTATAAGGATTCGAGTATGACAAAAAGGGACGCTTTCCCCGAAAGGAGAGTGATGCCTTATGCCAAATTCTAAACCCAAAAACAAAACACTATGTATAGAAAGCCTGAGACACTCTGAATATTACGGACTACAGAATACATTTGAAAAGCTATATCAGCAAAGCATACAAGGAGAAACTTTTTCATCTCTTATGCCGCTGATTTTAAGCAGGGAAAATATTCTGCTGGCATATCGTAATATTAAAACAAACAAAGGCAGCAAAACACCGGGAACGGATGGAGTTACCATAAATGATATTGGAAAATTGTCACCGGATGAAGTAATTGCAAGAATACTATACATAGTTAAAGGAATCAAACACGGATACAGACCTAAACCTGTACGAAGAAAAGATATTCCCAAACAATCAGACCCCACTAAAACACGTCCTCTGGGCATTCCATGTATGTGGGACAGACTGATACAACAATGCATTAAACAAGTGCTTGAACCGATTTGTGAGGCAAAATTTTCAAACAGAAGTTACGGCTTTCGTCCGAACAGAAGTGCAAGAGATGCAATCGGCAGAATGAATTTTCTGCTTCAAAATGCAAATCTACATTATGTGATTGAGTTTGACATAAAAGGATTCTTTGACAATGTAAATCACAAAAAATTGCTGAAACAAATCTGGACACTTGGCATTCATGATAAAGAATTACTGTATGTGATTCAGAGAATTCTGAAAGCCCCTATTAAGATGCCAGATGGAACACTTGTTCTACCCGACAAAGGCACACCGCAGGGTGGAATCATATCCCCATTGTTAGCGAATATTGTTCTGAATGAACTTGACCACTGGGTAGAAAGTCAGTGGGAAAATAATCCGATAGCAATCAAACACACATATTGCTACAACGGACAAGCTAACAAGGGTGCCGGATATCGGGTAATGCGTAAAACCAACATGAAAGAAATGTTCATTGTGCGATACGCAGATGATTTTCGAATATTTTGCAGAAATAAATCGGATGCACAGAACATTCTAACGGCGGTAACGCTATGGCTGAAAGAAAGACTCAAACTTGATGTATCCCCGGAAAAGACAAAAATTGTGAATGCAAGAAAACATAATACGGAATTTCTTGGTTTCAAAACCAAATTGTGCAGTAAAGGAAAAAACAAATATAAAGTAGTTTCTCATATGGGAGAAAAGGCTCTGAAAAATGCAAAAGAAAAGTTGGTTCAGCAGGCTCACCACATTGCGAAACCGCCCAAGAACTCAACAGAAGCATATGAAGTTATGCTATATAACACGATGGTAATGGGTATTCAGAATTATTATAGTCCTGCTACTCTTATCTCCGCAGATTGCAGAATATTACATCGTGCTGTAATGACAACTTTCACTAATCGTCTGACATCTGAAAGAGGAACACGTCTTGCCAGAAAAGGACGCAAACTAACAGATGTAGAACAGAAACGATATGGGAAGTCAAAAATGCTTCGATTTCTTGCAGGTTCAAAAGAACCTATCTACCCCATCGGATTTATCAAAAATCAACCCGCACTACAAGGGAAGAACTTAAATATATATACACCGAAAGGACGAGAATATCTTCACACGAACCTACAAATCAATACAGCGTTATTGGTTCAGCTTATGCAAAGTTCGTATCTATGTAAAAGTGTGGAATATGCAGATAACAGAATATCACTGTTTTCGGCTCAAATGGGAAGATGCTCAGTTACAGGAAAAGAATTTATCTGTACTGATGAAATACATTGCCACCATATCATACCCAAAAAGGCAGGCGGTAATGACAAATATAGCAACCTTACTCTGGTACTGAACAGTGTACACATTTTGATTCACGCCACCGACGGTGAAATAATACGCAAGTATCTTTCTATTTTGAATTTAGATAAAAACGGCAAAAGGAAACTTAACTTACTCCGTGAAAAAGCTAACAATCCTCAGATTTAAATAATTGGTAAAAGAAATATTGGTAGACTGAAATAAGCGAAAACATATAACAATTTCGATGGCACGCCGTGTGCGGTGAAAGTCGCATGCACGGTGTAGAGTGGGGGAAAATTCCGAGATAATATCAGAGAATTACCTATCACTATCCGACAGACAGGGACGCTCTTTCAAGAGACTTAACGAACTGTTCTCTATGACAGGTCAGGTCGGTTTCCTTGCAAGTCAGCGTGTGGATGGTAAGCTCATCCTCCCGGAGGCAGTTAAGACTCTTACTGTAAAGGGCGGCACAACAACTACTACAAAGGGTTGATGTAAGTGATTACTCTTAAGGAAGCTAAAAACTATCTGCGAGTGGATTATGATGAGGATGACAAACTTATTCAGAATCTGCTGATGACTGCCCGACAGCTTGTAAAAGATGTAGGCAGGCTCAATGAGGAGAAACTTGCACGAAATGAAGATACAGTGCGGACGGCTATGCTGTTCGCACTGGGGTATCTTTATGAAAACCGAAGTAATCCCGATTATCACAAGCTGACTTTATGTCTGCGTTCAATTTTGTTTGCACAGAGAGAAGGTATTATCTGATGGAAATCGGAAAGCTCAATCACAGAATCACTATCCTACAGCACAGAACCGTCAAAGACGAAATTGGTAATCACATCACGAAATGGGAAGAAACCGTTTCACTCTGGGCTTGTGTGACTACTAAATCTGTGACAGAAACAACCGATGCAGGAGTAACAAAAGAAGTCCAAAAACTTGAATTCTTGATAAGGCAGAGTCCTGCATCACTCAACATCAACAGCACAGCTTTCCGTATTTTATTCAGAGGAAATATCTATGATATCACAGGAATTACCCCTTTGTACGACCACAACAGCTACATGAAAATTGAAGGTGAAACGAGAAAGGCAGGTAATTTCGATGACATCAATTGATAATCTTGCAGATGAAATCATGCAGGGTCTGACGGAATACGCCGACCTTGCAAACGCTGATATGAAGAAAGCTGTGAAAAAGACAGCAACTGAGGTAAAGAAAAACATCTCCGCAAATGCTCCCAAGCATACAGGCAAATATGCGAAAAGCTGGACTACCAAAAAGACAAAGGAAAACAGCCATACACTTGAAATGACTGTACATTCCAAGAACAGGTATCAGCTTGCACACTTGCTTGAGAAAGGTCATGCCAAACGTGGCGGAGGTCGTGTTGCAGGAAGGCCGCATATTGCTCCTGCCGAAGAAAGCGGAGTAGAGATGTTTGAAAAACTGATAACGGAGGCTTTATCATGACGTATGAACAGATTGCGGCAATGATGGAAGAAATGGGACTGCCATTTGCATATCATCATTTTGCAGAGGGAGAAAGTCCCAATACTCCGTTTTTGCTGTTTTTATCTCCCGGAGAACACACATTCTCCGCTGATAACTATATGTATCACAGCTTTAAACAGCTTGATGTTGAATTGTACACAGACAAAAAGGCACCTGACCTTGAAAAACAGGTCGAGAGCGTTTTGCGTCGGCATCATATTTATTACACCAAAACTGAAACATGGATTCCGTCTGAGAAGATGTATGAAGTGTTATACGAAATGGAGGTCTAATCTATGGCTAACAAGAAGAATAAGGTTAAATTCGGTTTGCAGAATGTCTACTGGGCAAAGATTACGGAATGGGGTGAAGATCCCGATGGCAACAAGACAGTTCCTGTCTATGGCACCTCTGTACATCTACCCGGTGCTGTCAGCCTTTCCATTGATGCAAACGGCGAGGCAGAAAATTTTTATGCCGATAACGGCGTGTACTACGTCATCAACAACAATGCAGGATACACAGGCGACCTTGAAATCGCCCTGATTACTACGGAATTTGCAACTGAAATTCTCGGTGAAATTCTGGACAATAACGGTGTTCTCGTTGAAAAGAATGATGATGAGCTGGCACAGTTCGCCCTCATGTTTGAGTTTCTTGGTGACAAACACCACATCAGACACGTTCTCTACTGCTGCAGTGCAAGCAGACCGAAAACAGAATCTGCAACTACCGAGGAAAATACAGAAGTCAAGACAGACACGCTGTCCCTCAAGGCTTCTGCACTTCCGAGCGGTCTTGTCAAGTGTAAGACTACGGAAAGCACTACCGATTCTGTTTACAACAATTGGTTTAAGGTACCGTACAGTCCAAGCACAGGTACAACAACAAAGGCAGCAACCACTACAACAACTAAGGCAAGTTCATAAGGAGGTACAGATATGGCTATCAAAAAGGATATTGTTATTGACGGAATTACCGTTCCTTTCAAGGCGAGTGCGGCTGTGCCTCGCCTTTATCGTCTGAAATTCCATCGTGATATTTACAAGGACTTTGCTTCTTTGCAGACAAATGTGAATGAAGCTGAGGAAGAAGATACAGAGGCAAGCGGTCTTGATATTGAAAGTCTTGAAGTCTTTGAAAATATCGCTTACGTGATGGCGAAACACGCATCACCTGAAACTGTGCCTGACAATCCCGATGATTTCCTGGAACAGTTTAACACGTTCTCTATCTACGAGATTCTTCCTCAGCTTATCGAACTCTGGGGACTGAATACGGCAACGCAGGTGGAATCTAAAAAAAACATCGCCAGACTGACCGCCCGATGACAACACCGTTATTTCTCCTACGCTGTGTACAGCTTGGCATTTCCCTTGGTGAGCTGGATATGCTCACCATCGGTCTTGTCAATGATATGTTCTGCGAAAGAGAAAATGACGAATACACAGGCTGGTCGGAGCTGGCATCACAAAATGATATGGACAGCTTCTGATTGGAGATGAAATCACAATGGCAAACAGAATAAAAGGCATCACAGTCGAAATCGGCGGAGATACAACCCGTTTATCCAAGGCTCTTGAAGGTGTCAACAAAACCATAAAGACCACCCAGACACAGCTGAAAGACGTTGAAAAGCTCCTGAAACTTGACCCCAAGAATACAGAACTCCTTTCACAGAAACAGAAACTTTTAGCTGACAGCATTTCTGCTACCAAGGATAAACTGGCAACGCTGAAAACTGCGGCGGAACAGGCAAACGCTGCTCTTGCCAATGGTGATATCACCCAGGAACAGTATGATGCCTTGCAGAGAGAAATCATTGAAACTGAAAATGAACTCCGAAATCTTGAAACTGAGGCTGGCAAAGCTACTGATGCACTGAGTAAAATTGGTGCGGCAGGAGAAGTTTTACAGAATGTCGGCGACAAGATTTCTGACGTAGGCGGTAAACTTACCACTCATGTTACCGTTCCCATTATGGCGGCAGGAACTGCGGCTGTTAAGACCGCCTCCGATTTTGATTCTGCTATGTCAAAGGTTGCCGCAGTATCCGGTGCTACCGGTAATGACCTGGACGAGCTTCGTGCCAAGGCTCGTGAAATGGGCAGTAAGACAAAGTTTTCTGCATCGGAAGCCGCTGAAGCTATGAACTATATGGCTATGGCAGGCTGGAAAACAAATGATATGCTCTCCGGTATTGACGGCATTATGAACCTTGCCGCCGCCAGTGGTGAAGACCTTGCAACTACTTCTGATATTGTTACAGACGCTCTTACAGCTTTTGGATTGTCTGCCGCTGACAGCGGTCATTTTGCAGATGTGCTTGCGGCGGCAAGTTCTAATGCCAATACAAATGTATCAATGCTTGGTGAATCATTCAAGTATTGTGCTCCCATTGCAGGTGCATTAGGCTTGAAAACAGAATTATTGCTCTCGAAGGTCGCACAGGTATCGAATATGTCACTATTTTTTCTTCTGGCAATGATGCCTTGCAGAAATATGGAGAGAGTATCTATACCTACTACAATGACGGTTATCGTTCTCTTTCTGGCTTTGCAGAAAGTTATCAGCATTTCTGCTGTGCCGATAATGACTACGCGCTTTACTTTAACCAGACCGATTTCAGTTGGGCTGGAACGGTATTTGTTCTTTGTCTGACACCAGTTGTTCTGACTTCTT